GTTGTAAAACCAAGCGAAGAAGAAATGTTAGAGCTCTCGAAAGAGCAAGAAAATGCTAAGCCTGACGCAAACTCTCTGTATCTTGAGGCTTCTGCGCGGGCTGCTGACGCGATGGCCGCAAAAGATCGGGCGCAAACTATTCTTACTTTTGCTAAGGCCGATGAATCAAGGGCAGACACACAAAAAACATTGAGTGAAATTGACCACTCAAAACAAGACCAATTAGTCAAAACAGTTGATGCTCTGCACAATACCGTACAAGGGTACGACACTACACAAAAATCATAGCGTTTGATATACTGAACACAGTGCTACCGCTCAGCACTTAAATTGAGTGAGATCAATGGGGTTTATATGGGTATTGAAGAGGCAGATGTTCAACAAACTGAACATGAAGAAATCGAAGTAACTGAAGAGGAAACGGTTGAGTCCGGTGAATCTGAAGATGTCCAAGATGAGGAATCTGAGGTTGTAGTTGAAATTGAGGGTGTTTCGCCGCCACCAGAAGAAGAGAAAGCGCCGGAATGGGTGCGCGATCTTCGCAAAAGTCATCGTGAGTTACAGCGTAAAAATAGAGAGCTTGAAGAAAAGCTGAAGACTGGCCCTGCGGAAGTAAAACCTGTAGTGCTCGGACAAAAGCCAACACTTGAGGGTTCTGATTTTGATACTGACACCTACGAAAAAGAGTTAACGGCTTGGTATGAAAGAAAGCGAGATGCTGACGATCAAGAAGCCAAGGCACGCGAAGATCAAAAGAACCAAGAGACTGCATGGAATCAACGCCTAGAAACTTACAGTGCGACCAAGGTGGCGCTAAAGGCTAAAGACTTTGATGACGTGGAACATGTAGCTAAAGAGGTTTTATCTGTTACGCAGCAAGGCATCATCTTGCACGGTTCCGATAATTCCGCATTAGTTGTTTATGCTCTTGGCCAAAACCCAACGAAATTAAAAGAAATTGCAGCAATCACCGACCCCGTGAAGTTCGCATTTGCAATTGCAAAACTGGAGACTCAAATGAAAGTAACCTCTCGCAAGAGCGCTCCAAAACCAGAAACAGTTGTAAAAGGCAATGGCGCAAGCGCAGGACTTGGAGCGGCAACCCTGGACAAGCTTCGAGCTGAAGCTGAAAAGTCAGGCGACTATTCGAAGGTTCTTGCTTACAAAAAAGCCAATGCTAAATAATCTCACTCAATTTATAGGTAAACAAAATGTCTAATGCATTTAACAAAGAAGAGCGTGTTGCGTTCGAAGATATTTTAGAGAAGTTTAACGATCAGCTCGTTATCTCTCGTGAAGTCAGCAAATACCAAACTGATCAAGTCATGATGGAGCGCACAAACGATACCATTTGGCGTCCGCAACCTTACATCGCTCAGTCTCATGACGGCACTGATGCGACTAGTAATTTTGACGAAGCCACTCAGTTGTCAGTACCCGCGACTATCGGTTATTCAAAACACTCTACCGCGATTTTGACAGCTACCGAGTTACGTGATGCGATTCAAGAGGGTAATCTTGGCAAAGCTGCTGTGCAAAAATTATCATCCGATATTAACTTGTCTGTGATGACTATTGCCGCGCTACAAGGCACTATCGTTGTTAAACGTTCCACTGCTGCGTCTGGGTTCGACGACTTGGCAGCCGCAGAAGCCTTATTTAACGAGCAGGGCGTCAACGCATTTGAGCGTAAAATAGGTCTGTCAACTCGTGACTATAACGGGATGGCATCTAACCTTGCTGCCCGCAGCACAATGACTGGCAAGCCTACTACCGCGTATGAAAAAGCATTTGTTGGTAATATAGCGAATTTTGATACATTCAAGATGGACTATGCAAACCGCCTAACTGCTGCCGCTGGCGGTGGCGGGTTAACAGTTGATACGCTTGATGCCACAGTTAACTATTACGTCCCGCGTGCTACATCAGTGGCAGCAACAGGCGAAACATCAAACGTCGATAACCGTTATCAGACACTAACAGTATCAAGCACTACTAGCGTTGCTGCTGGCGACTGCTTCACTGTAGCGGCTGTTAATGCTGTTCATCACATTACCAAGGGCGATACCGGACAACTTAAAACCTTCCGTGTTATCTCTGTGCCATCTTCAACCACATTAGTTATCAGTCCTCCGATGATCACAGCGCAAGGTGGTACTGACGCAGAAATTACATATCAGAATTGCGTAGTCAACACCAAGGCGGCTAACTCGGCAATCGTGTTTTTGAATACCGTTACCGCTTCTGTGAATCCTTTCTGGCAAAAAGATGCTATTGAGATTCTCCCTGGTCGTTACGCTGTTCCTTCTGATGCCGGCACCGCAGTGATGCGAGCCACTACAGATCAAGGTCTTGAAGTGGTAATGCAGAAATTCTACGACATTAACACAATGAAAACAAAATACCGCTGGGATACTCGCTGGGGTGTATGCATGAAACAGCCAGAAATGGCCGGAATCATGTTGTTCTCACAGACCTAATAGTGGTTAAGATTGGGGCTTAGGCCCCTTCTTTTATCAATCAAATTAAATATAGGGCTTTTATCATGGGTAAAATTTATTCAAACGGCACCGCGACTATTACTCTCGCGGCAAACGACAAAATAGCAGCTTTTAGCTACTCGCCAATGCAAATATATCAACAAGTTGGCTATCCAAACCAGCCAAACTCATGGGACTTGCTTATTGCCACTGGTGCAGGTGATTCCTATCTTTCATCGGCTTTTGCGTCAGGTGCAGTCATCCGCGTTGATGCTAGCGCATCCGATGCATTTTATGAGATTGGCGCCAATCCGGTAATCGGTGACCCAACGCCCGATATCAGTGCGGCAGATGCAACATTTACTATCACTGGCTTGGCTGCTGCTCAGGGTGGTTCGGTGACTGCTGTAGGTGGAACCTCAAGCACAACTGGCAATGCTGGCGGTGCTGTGGTTCAGCGTGGCGGGGTTCCTGGTGCTACTGGTGTGGGTGGCGCATCTACTATTGTAGGCGGTGCTGGCGGCTCATCTTCTGGCAAGGGCGGTGCAGCTAATGTTACTGGTGGTGCCGGCACTGCTGGAAATGCTAGCGGTGGCAGCATCATCGTTACTCCTGGCGCAAAAAATGGTTCTGGCCTTGATGGCGGTCTGTTTGAGCGCGCAACGTTCAACTTCCGCAAAATGGCCACCCCTGCCACTGCCACTGATACTGCAACATTAAGTGATGCGCAAATGGTCAATGGCGTTATTGTTGCAACACCTACGGCGGCGGCGGCGTATACAATGCGCACTGGCACACAGTTGTTAGCTGCGCTACCGACAGATATAGCGGCCAATGATTCTTTTGACATGATCATTATCAACCTCGGCGGTACTGGCGACGACATTACTCTAACAGCATCTACAGACATCACAATCGTTGGCGATCCTGTTGTTGGGCCTATCGCTGATGTAGCTACAGAGCAAAGTTCTGTTGGTAGATTCCGGTTACGTTATGTTTCTGGTGTGACATTTGTGGCTTACCGTATTGGCTAATGCACAACTAATGGCAAGCCAATTCACCGGCTTGCCATTTTGAGAGGTAGCTATGAATTTTCCACGCTTAGTATTTCGCTGTCCTGGCACAGAGCTATGTGTCGGCGGGACTTATTCCTATAAGTCTGTTATCGACCAAGAGCAGTTTGAAATTAGTATCGCTGATGGTTGGCACTCGACTCTGCCTGACGCGCTTTCTCCACCCGTTATAATCCATATTGAAACACTCGAAGTTCCGTCTCAAATTGCCGAGCCTGATGAATTAAGCAATATGCCTGAGCCTGTCATTGCAGTGGTGGACGAGCATCCAATAGAGCTAGCAGTGAAGCCAATCATTATTGTCCACAAGCCTCACAAAAAGGCCAAACATAAAAGGGTTTAAGTATGGGTTGGACACGTGAAGATTTTTGCACCAGCGCCTTCGAAGAAATTGGTTTAGCCAGTTACTTTTTTGATTTATTGCCAGAAGAAAAGCAGGCAGTAGGCAAGCGGCTTGATGCGATGATGGCAACATGGAACGCGAAAGGTATTCGCATAGGCTATCCAATGAATTCCACTAGCGATGGCGGTGATTTAAGCGTCGAGACAAATGTTCCAGACTCCGCAACAGAGGCAATTTTCCTTAATTTAGCAGTAAGAATAGCCCCAAAGCATGGCAAAGTTGTTTCTTTGGAAACAAAGCAAATGGCCTATGAAGCCTACCAATCATTAATACTTCGTTACATGGCTAAGCCTGGCGAGATGCAACTTCCAAGCACATTGCCTTCCGGCGCAGGCAATAAACCATTCCGGGTAACAGACCGTAAATTTCTTGATACCCCAACCGATCCTATTTTGGCTGGCGATGATAGCGTACTGGAGTTTTAAATGACTACTATAAATAATTTGACGGCTGTTGATGCGGTTAGTGCGGGTGATGCTATCCCCATCTACTCTGCCGCGAATGGTGATGCGCGCAGGGCTTCACTGTCCATAATTGCCGCCTATATTCAAACACTAATTACATCTACTGACGATAATGTTACATTTTACTCGGCGCCTAGCGCAACCGGGTTTACAGTAACGCTAACGACATTTAGTAATAGTGTTTGGCTAATATTAACTCCTGTGGCTGGATATGCTGCTGGCACTATTTTGCTTCCTCCCGTAGCTTACGCATTAGATAACCAGGAGATAATGGTTAATAGCACTCAAGCAATAACAACATTAACAGTAAGCGGTAATGGCGCTACGGTGACCGGCGCACCCACAACAATGGCTGCGAATGCATTCTTTAAATTACGCTATAACGCTGTTCTAACTACCTGGTACAGGGTTGCTTAATGCAAATCCCAGTTATTTGCGCCCAGCAAATGGAATTGTTGAGCTGTGCGAAACATCCGGGCTTGATCGTGGTGGAATAAATTGGAATGGAATTTGTTATCGCGTGCTTGGCGAGTCATTTGTATCTATTACTTTCGATGGGATAATAAGCATTATTGGGGTTGTTACTGGAGTTGGACAGGTAACTATCGATTACTCGTTTGACAGAATTTCAATTTCAGGCGGTGGATTACTTTACTATTATGACGGTTCTACGCTTACGCAGGTGGTAGATGTTGATCTGGGTACTGTAATAGATCACATTTGGGCGTCAGGTTATTTTATTGTTACTGACCT